GGGAAAAACAAAAGTCAAACAGATCAAGCAGAAAAGCTATTAAAACAGCAACTAGAATCCGGGGCCAAATTAAGCCAGCAATTTACAAGACAAATAGAGCTTAAGGAAGCAAGCAGTGATTTAGCACGTGAAGAGTTGCAAATTGAATTTCAAAGACAAGACGCTATAGCGAGAATCGTAGAAACAGCAGAAATAAGTGAGCAAGCTGCACTTAAAGAATTGGCAAACAAAATTGCAATTCTTGATGTAGAAAAAGCGAGAGCGAAGGTCGCGGCAAAGCAAGCCAGTGATCAGCAAGAAAGAGATAAAGCAGCAGCTGAAGCCGCGCAACGTCGGCTTGAGTCTGACCCTGGATTTCAAATGCAAAAGCAATTTGAAGAGCTAATTAAACTTGAAAATCAAGTAGCAGCAGGGGCAAATGCTATTGGAAGCGCATTTAGCAATGCTTTCGTTGGCGTCATTTCTGGGGCTAAATCAGCGCAGGAAGGCTTAGCTGAAATGATGCAATCGGTAGCAAAGCATTTTCTCGATATGGCTGCAAAGATTATCGCCCAACAGACGGCAATGATTTTATATGGCACGATCATGAAGGCGCTGGGTGTTTCCATGCCGGGGAGTAGTGGATTCAATCCAGGGGCTCCAAGTATCACGGGAAATTCACTAGGCGATTTTGGCGGCGGTACGCCCTTTGCTGGAGCGTTTAGAGCCAACGGCGGCCCAGTCAGCGCAAACACGCCTTACATCGTTGGAGAGCGTGGGAGAGAGCTTTTTATTCCACGCCAAAGCGGAGTCGTCACTAACAATGAACAGTTTGAGGCTGCTCGTAAAGCAATGGGCGGCGCGAAAAACAGCTCTAATAACGCCTTTGCCGAGAACGCTGAGGCCATCGGCACCTCAACCTCTTACACTAAGGAAAAAGTTATGGAGCGTGAACGCATCGCTTCAATAAACAGCAACCCGATTGATGTCAGGACTGAAACTACTGTTATCAATAACGTTGAGTATGTCACCGTCGAGCAGTTTTCACAGGGCATGAAATCGACAGCTCGCGATGCACAAGCAAAAGTTCTGAGTGATCTTCGCAATCGTCCTGCCACTCGCGCACAGGTGGGTATCAGATGACTATTGCAATTGGAACCTACATAAAGCTGCTGGATCACGCTGGCGCTTCAGCCGGATATGGATTCCAGAATTTTCATCATGGCGAAACAAGGACTTATAACGGCGAAAGTTATATCTTTGGGGCCTTCGGGTTTAGCGGTGGGACGGTTGACTTGCAAGCTGGAAATATCAGTGCCAGCCTTGTCTTTGCTGTTAATCAGCTTGACCTATTAGTTTTTCAGCAAGCAGCCCAAAATCGATGGTTGATTCAAATCCGCACGGTATGGCTTGACCCTGATACGTTGGATGAAGGGAGCACTTACGGAGAAGAAGTATATGCAGTTACAGGCTTAGAACATGACTCAAGCCGCTTATCGATTCGACTTGGCAGCCCATTGGATGCGGTAAGCCAGAACGCACCGCGCAGACTGTTGACACAAGCTCTTGTCGGGAGTCTTCCCTCTACAGGCAATATAAACCTCCAGTAATGCTGAATCCAAACCGCCAAATTGCTTTACTGCCGCAGGATCGGCAGATCATGCAGCTCACGGGGATGAGCGAAAAGGATTACCGCTTTTTCATGCGGCAAGCAATTCTGCATTCCAAGTTGCGACCTGGAGAGCCAACAGCATTTGTTGACCCAGTGTCAATTCTGATTCAGCTAGTCATTGGCATTGCCTTAACTTATTTAGCGACATTATTGGCCCCAAAACCAAAAGCACCAGAAGCGCAAAACCTCGATTCCAAGACGGTCCAGGGTCAGAATCTAGTCAATGGCTCACGTTTTACGCCTAAAAGCGGTTTTGACTCTGTTCAAAACGTAGTTGAGCTGGGCTCTGTTGTACCACTTGTATATGCAAATAGGCAGTTTATCGACGGCATCGCTTATGGCGGAGTAAGAGTTAATACGAATTTAATTTGGTCGCAAATTTACAGCATTGGTGGCGGCCAACTATTAAGAGCAGTGTTTTTAATAGGTGAAGCCAGTATCACAAATTTGGATGCAGAGCAGTTTGCCATTGGTAACAACTTGATCAACGGTTATGACTTGAACAGTGACTTTGGGCGAATAACAATTTATTCGAGCCCTGATGGGGGGCGTCTTTCGTCTTCTGATCGCATTGCTGGGCAACTCGCTGCAAACGATACAGGCAACGCTCAAAATGCTGGCGGTGGTGACGTGTTTCAGGTTCGCGGTTTAGGTAATGCTTGGACAACTGATTTCTGTTATGTCTCCACCCCAAGCAACCAAACGGCATTTGGGGTTTATGGATTTATTGGAAACAACTTTTCATTTAGGGTAAACCCGTCATTCCGTACCGCTCGTAAAGCCGAAACTAGATCCGATGGTGAACTTAACTGCGCCGCAGACTGGCAGCAAAGGGCCGAGCGCAATAAACAGAATTACATTTTCCCAGGGCGTGTTGGCGCTATTGGTGGCTCAGACACTCTGACCAGTCTGGCTGTCGGTGATGATGTAACTGTAACAATTTACTCAAGCTCCGACATACAGCGAGTATTTCAGCAAGGTGGCGATGAAGGCGAGGCTAGTTGCGGCGACGTAGGTCAAGCTGTCGCTTCTCGTCAAAGATCCAATGACGAACAGATTAACTACGGAGACCTTTACCGAATCGGCAGCGCATTAGCAATATGCAAGCAAAGGTCAGATGAAGTTTTCGTTTCTGATGCAGATAATGATCCTGTCGGTGGTGGGACGACAACCACTGCAATATTTGAAGTTATTCGTGCTGGTCAGGCGAACTTGTGGACCGCTGGGACGGTGCAGGCAGCTGGTGGTTATAACGCCACACAGAGCAGCCACATTATGCAGGCGGCAGAAGCAATCTTTTCAACTGAACGTCAGGGACGTGTAGTTGAAGTCGGGATCCGCAGCAATCTTCAGGTAAACATTTCAGGGCTTTGTAATTTCAAAGACGCTAGGGGCTACGAGCGCATTGATTTTGATGCTTGCGATAAAGATGATGGCAAAGACATTGAGGATGCAAACCTAACTAATTTTATCAGCGGTCAATACAGCACATTTGAGACACGTTATTCATTCTTTCGTGTCAGTTACCGGATTGCAGGATCCAATGACTCCTATACCGATCTAAGTCAGCTATTTGGGGTACGAAGCACAACAGGAGTCGCAGTGTATAACTACCTGCGTTTCGAGTTTGCTGACGTTCGCCGCTGGGAGATTCGCATTACCCCGATCAGCGGATGGGAAGTACGAAACAATATCGCAACAGGTGATCTTGAGGTATTAGATCCGCACCTTGGCAATCTCAGGACTGTAACGAGTGGCAGCGTCAACGTGTCCTATACAGGCGAACAGGTGGCGCGTAGCCAGGACACATTTGCTATTCAAAGTTTGTCCCCACTAGAGACCGAGATTTCTGGTGTTGATACAGCGGGAATGACTGTCGGCAAGGGCTATCAAGCTGGCACGTATAACGTAACTCTTGATGCCACGAGTGGTTCTGGTCGAAACGCACAAGCCACGATTGTGGTGACAGTGCCGTTAATTGGGGGATCGCCTGATCCCGCAGGCGGCAGCATCACAAGCTTCACTCTCACAGACGGCGGCAGTTTGTTCCAAGTAGGTAACACGCTACAGATTCGTGATCCACTTAGTGTGTCTGGGTTGATAGACCCAGCGGTTGCGATAAGCCCAGTATTCCAAATTAACGTCACAAGCGTCATTAAAAAAGATCTTGGGACGGGGTTTGATGATGGTGACTTTTATGCAGACGCTTACGCACGTTTAGCCGAAAGCTTTATATATAACGAAATCAGTGCAAGTACCAGTCAGCCTGAGCATCAGGTTGTTTATATCAATACGATTACTGCCAATACAAGCACACCAAATTATGAAAACATGGCAATTGTTGGAATGAATATTCGCAGCAGTAAAGAGATTAAAACACTGAATCAATTTAGCGTTTATGTGAACAGTGGCATTAATGCCACGTCAAGTTTCCCCGAAGTGCTGCTTGACCTGTTGACAAATGATAGGTACGGGACCGGGCAGGTTTTAAGTTCTGCTCAAGTTGATCAGGCTAGTTTTGCCGCTGCGTCCACGTTTACTTACAGCCGCCGATATTTCTTTGATGGCGCGGTCAGTGACAAGATCAATATCAGGTCATGGGGAGCGCAGACAGCTGCGAACTATTTACTTGACCTTGTGATCCGCAATGGTAAGTTTGCGTTGGAGCCTGTAGCAAGCTTCGACGCTCCTGAGCCTATTACGCAGTTGTTTACGAGTGGCAATATTCTCGAAGATTCATTTTCACTTTCATTTTCTGATGATCAAGATCGGATCCCTCCAAGGATTTCTGTGATCTGGCGTGAAGAGCGCGAAACAAGCGGAACTGTCAGTAAGGGGCTTTTCCCGGTATCGCGGGAAGTAACAGTCAGGGAAACTAATACACCTGAAGACGCTCCGCTGGAGAAGATTGATTTAAGTGATTACTGTACTAGCCAGCGTCATGCCATAGATCGCGCCAAGTGGGAATGCTTGACGCGGCGACTTGTGACGCACAGCGTGACATTTAAGACCACACCTACAGAAGCTGCCTTGGATATTGGCTCTGTATTCAAGTTGGGCATAGAAACCATCAGCTACAACCAGCCACAAAACGGAGCAATTGCAGATGATGGCACAGTAACGGCATGGCCTGAAATCGCAGATGGCACTTACGACGTGTTGCTTTGGGACGGGAAGGACAATGTAATTAAGGAGGCATCGCTGACAGTTGCTGGCGGAAAATGCAGCCAGAGTTCTGCCGTGTTCTGTTTAAAAAATTCAATCAGCAATATTCAAAGCTATAAAACCCAGTCATTGTCATTTGACGAAGACGGTAACATAGATGTAGTAGCGACCTACTACCCCACTGCTGACAGTGGCTACTCGCAAATGGTGGTCGAATTTGACGACAGCAACTTTGTAATCGAGGGGACGCAGCCATGATCAATTTTCCAGCAGTAAGTCCGACACGGCGCAGTTTTACCCCAGGCGAATATCCCACCAAGCGTTTTGACAGTATTAGCGGCGCGGGGACAACACGGCTGTATGGCAGCAAGGCATCAAATGCAAGTCTAAATCTAGAGTTTTTGCTCGACGATACAGAGACTGCAGCAGTCCTTCAAAGCTGGCACGAAAGTTTGGGCGGAGCAAAAATCTTGACGTTACCGGCGACAGTATTTGAAGGCATGAACGGACCAGAAAATCAAATACCGAGTTATTTGAATTGGAGATGGGCAGAAATGCCAAACGTCGAGTCTTTAGTGCCTGGTCGATCTAGAATACGAGTGACGTTGGTAGCAACACTGGACGGCTGATGGGAGTCTTA